TGTGACCATTTTTAGAAAAGTTTATATAAATCTGTTTACTTAGAAAACGGAGTTTTCTACAAATCGCACATTCACACACACGTTGTTCTAAAAATAGCAGGCATGATGCCTACCGGCTCGCCTGTATTAACAAAAGCCGTATTAAGTTTGTTCGCTCTGCTCTCAAACCGCTCCGCTGTTAATAGGGCTTTTGGGCTCCACTCCGTTCCGCCCGAATGAATAGAGCCAAACAAAACGATCTTCTTTAAAGACTGCATCGCGTCCGCTTCGAGAGATTACGATTGTCGCTCACTCTCCGAGTTCGCACAATCCAAATCTCCGATAATTTCCAATTGCAGACTTTAAAGGTTTCTTCCAGAAACGCAGATTGTTTTGGTTTGGGAATGGATTAGCCGGCTCAATCCTTCGCCGGCTCAAGCCTCGCCTACCGGCTCGGGAATGGATAAAGCGCTCGCTTCGCTCGCGCTCCGCGCTCGGAACATGGTTAGTTTATAAATTTAACGTAGGGGTTTATAAAGCATTATGTTTTATACTATATATTATATATTATATCTATATACATATATACATATATATATAAACTATCATTTCTTAGAAAAAGAATGGGAGCAATAAATTTTTACATTCCAAATGATTTAATGGCAGAACTTCTAAAAATAGATAACAGAAGTGAATTAGTTGCAAATCTTCTAAGAGATTATTTTAACAAAGGCAAACCATTGAAAGCAATTAAAGAAGAAAAACTAAAAGAAGTGAATAATTTAATTGATGAAGTAAATGTTTTAGACAAAGAAATAACAGAAGAAGAAGCAGAACAAAGAGAAAGAGAAAAAGCAAATAATAAAATTAATGAAACAGAAGAAAAAGAAAAAGAACTTGATAGAAAACAAAAACAAATTAACACATGCAGAGAAATATTCATAAAGAATTGGGAAACTCCAAAAGAAGAATTAGAAAACTTGCTTAATGAATTCTTTGAATTGTTAAAGCAAAACAGAATAAAGAATATACTTGAATTTATGGAAGCAAAACAAATAAAAAGAAAAGAGAAGAAGCAGTATTAATATTAAATGGGGAGCGCGCTCGCGCTTATATTTTGCGCTCGCGCGCACAACAAACAACATGGAAGAAATAAAACTATGCCAAATAAAAACTACATTGCAGGAAGAAGAAAAGAATACAAAGAGTGTAATAAATTAAAATTACAAGGCTTTGATATTATTCAAAGAACAGCAGGCTCTCATTCTCCAATAGATATTATAGCAATTAATAAAACATTAAAAGAAATAGTGTTTGTTCAATGTAAGCCAGATAGCATGAATGAAACACAAAGACAACACATAAGAGATGATAATAAAGAATTAAATGGATTATATAATGTTAAGTTTAGTATAAGATAATGCGAATCTTAATTAAATAAGTGTTATATATGTTTGTGGATCCCACAAAAAAAATTCAAAAAATTTTATGGAAAAACAACAAGACTTTGACGCAATGAAGAAAGCAAAGGAGATTCAAGCAATGATTCGCGTATTGCCCAATGAAGCAGGAAAGTTTGATTTAGAAGACTTAGAGGAGATATTCGCACAATGAGAGAACTTCCAAATTGCAAATACTGTGATAACTGCGGCGCAATGATGATTTATGATTTTCTGTATAAATGTTGGATTTGTCAAATGTGTGGGAATTCAGAATGAACAAAAAATTAATAAATAAAATTGCAGAAATTGATATAAAACTTAATAGAGGATTAAATCTTTTTTCTTCTGTGAAAAATGCAATTTATATTGGAACTGCTTTAAAATTATTATTTAATTTAACAATATTAAATGCAATTTTTATGTGTATCATTGCAATGTTTTGTTTTTTTATAATTGGACATTTGGATTTGAAATATATTAAATTATATCAAAAAGAAGCATCTCTAAATACTTCAAAATACAATCCATTTCTAAATAGAATTAGGAAACTCAAATGAGTTATAATTTATTTCGCCCGTGGGAAACTCTCGACACCTGGCAACGAGAATATATTAATGAAGATGTAAAAACAAATTGTTTTCTTCTTCTCGGGCGCCAATGTGGAAAAACTACTGCAATGAGCATAAAAGCTGTTGAACTTTGTATTCATCAATTAAAAAGAGGAGAAGATGTCTTAATTGCGTCTGTAACAGAAAAACAGGGATATTTTGTTCTCGCAAAAGCTCTTGCGTATGCAAACGCAATATATCCAAATGAAATTATGTTAAAAGGAAAAAATAAACCTACAATGCATATAGTGTGTTTTAAAAATGGCTCTCGAATTTTAAGTTATGCTGCGGGAGAAACAGGAGAGGGCCTGCGTGGTCTTACTGTGAAAAAACTATTAATTGACGAGGGAAGCCGTATGTCGAGAGAATTTTTCATCGCTGTGAGCCCCATGTTGAGCGTAATCGGGGGAAGTATGGATATAGCCTCAACCCCTTGTGGAAAAGAGGGATTCTTTTTTGACTGCTCAAAAGATGATACATTTAAGAAATTTTATATTTCTGCGGAAGACTGCCCAAGACATACAAAAGAATTTTTAGAGAATGAAGAAAAAAGACTTGGGAAAACAGCATATAGAACGGAATATTTGGCACAATTCCTTGATGAAATTAAAAGAATTTTTCAAAACAAATGGATAGAAGAAATTTGTGTTTTGAAAAGAAAAGAAGTAATTATCTCGAACTCAACATTATATTATGGAGGTGATGTCGGGGGTTTTGGTAAAGATGTAAGCACTCACGAAATATTACATAAAATTAATAATGATAACATTGAGCAAATAGAAAATATCATTGAAGCACATCAATACACATACGAAACAGCAAAAACAATAATAAGATTAAATTCTCAATATAAATTTAAAAGAATTGGCATTGATGATGGAGGCTTGGGTTTTGGAGTATATAGTGAATTAATGAAAGAAGAATCTACAAAAAGAATAACAGACCCATTAAATAATGCGTCAAGAGAAACAAATCTCGACGGCACAAAGTCTAAGAAATTATTAAAAGAAGAAATGTATATTAATCTTTTAATTTATGGAGAAAGCAATAAAATAAAATTACTTGATGATGATGAAATAAAAGACTCTCTTGCTTCAATTTATAGAGATGAAGACGGCAAAATTCATGGCTTAAATTCTCACATAACTGAGGGAATTATAAGAGCTCTTTGGGAAGCCACAAAAGACAAAAGTTTAAAACTATTCGTGCATTCGTTCTAAAATGGCATACACAGGAACTATTGTTACAGAAGCTGAAATGTTAATGATGGCGGGAGAATTAGTTGATGCCACAGGAAACACAGAAGCGAATCATAATTTATTGGTTGCACATGCAGAAGGTTATTTATCTTCTATGATGAGATACGATATAAAAACAAATTGGGGTTCTTTAAATGCAGTTTATAAAACGGTTTTTTCGGAATGGGCGGCAAGATATGCGGCTGCAACTTTAATTGCATATAATATGGGCACAGTCGGAGCAACATTTACTTCTTTAATTGAACCCGAAGATATGATCCAATTTCATGTTTATAGAATGGAACAAATTGAAAAGCAAATAAAAGAAACAGATTTTAGAAATTTGTTAGGAATTTAAATGGCACTCGATTTGCTCCCAAATAAAAGAATTTTTATTCAAAGAGATGTAAGAGAAACACCTATAAGCACAACAACAGCAACTGCAAGTTCAACAATAATTGCTCCTATAGGAAGTTTATTACCATGGCTAAAATCATACACAAATACTCCACAAACTTTGCCGACGGGATGGGTAGAAGCTGATGGCTCAACGGTTAGCGACGCTGCAAGTGTTTATAATGGGCAAGCATTACCCGATTTAAATGGAGGAGAATTTTTAAGAGGATTTACAACAAGCGGGGGAACAGGAGGTGCAACAACAAATACAGCAACATTAGCAACTTCACAATCAATCGGATCAAGAGGCGCTAATGATAATTACGGAATAGTCAAGGTAAGTGGAGAATTAAAACATGCAGATGCAGGATCTTCCGGCTCAACAACTTATGATATTCCAAGCACTACAACCTCAGCGTTTAATATATCTCCACTATACTATAATGTTGTTTGGATAATAAGAATAAAATAAAATGGACTGTTGGAGCACTAATTTTTTGGTTTTCTTTTTGGGATTAGGCTTAGGAATATTATTAAAAAGAAAAAATAAACATTAAGTAACATTTATTAACATATTATCACTTCTTTTAAAATGCCAAATCAAATTCAACATGCAGTCGTTGGAACTTCTAATACTGCAACTTATGCCGACCCCACTTCAAATACAGATTATTATGAGGGCGGAAGTTTAGCAACTGATGGAATAACGGGCTATGAGAGCTCATTCACAGTTGATTTTGAAAAATGGCATAAATATTATAATGATGTTGCAATATTCGCAGAAATTATTGATACTCTCGCTTTATATGCCGTCGGAAAAGGCTTTAAAGCGGATGAATCTAACACAGAAAAATTAAAAAATATTAAAGGAATTGGCAAAGATGATTTTAATACAATTATAGAAAATCTTTTGAGAACTTGCTTAATGTGTGGAGATTCGCATGCAGAAAATATAAGAGATAAAGCTCAAAGAATGACTAATCTTAAACCATTAAATCCATCGAGCATAAAAGTAATTACAAATGCTTCGGGAATAATTAAAAGATATGAACAAACAAATGTTAAAGATTCATTCGAGCCAAAAAGAATATTTCATTTAATGTGGAATAGACTTGCAGATGAAATTCATGGAAAGCCCTACGCTGAGAGAGTTGAGCCAATAATAAAACAAATAAAACAAATTATGGAAGATTTGGGTCTTAGATTTCACAGAATTGTAAAACCATTGAGATTATTTGAAGCTGATACAAATGATGAAACTCAACTTGCTGCAACAGAAGTTAAATTGCAAGCAGGATATAAAAATTGTGAAATAATTGTTATTCCAAAAGGCACACTCGAAGAAAAAGACGCAGCTGCGATCCCAAATGCCCAAGACGCAATTGATTATTTAAATTTATTAATTAGAGAATTAATTATTTCTTGTGGAGTGCCCGAAGTTGTTTTGGGATGGAGTGTTGGAACAACAGACGCAAGTGCAAAAGTTGTTTATCTTGGATTCCAACAAAGAATAGAAAAAATTCAAAGATTTTTAGAAGACC